TTTTAAATCAAGATTGCTTTCCATTCAATCCCTCCCCACCAGTCATTGACCAGCGATATTAGTTTGTCTGTATTTTTCCATAACTTTGGGATATTTACTAACAAATTTTAATTGTTCTTGATGTAAACGATCAGACCAATGGAAAAGTCTATCAATTTCTGCTAAAGCGCTCAACTTTTGGTAAATCTCTTTAATGTAAAACTCTGCATTTCCTACTGATTTCCAATATGCTGATGTGTTCACTGTGTTACTACTTTTAGCAAGTTTATGTGCGTTAATATCCGCATTTTCTTTTTTCGTCATCAGATTATCAATTTCTTTGAATATAATCTTTAACAACTTTATTTGGTAGTTTTGTACTATTTCCTCTGTTGTTGTCACTTATTTCTCCCCAGTGCTACCAAATCCGCCTGTACGCTTTCCGTTTGCGTTGTCATCGTCTATTGTAAGGTATTTGACAAATACCCCTTGCATTATTCTTTGACCTTTAGAAATGGTTACAGGATCTTTTGAGATGTTCATAAANNNTTCCGTCTAGTTTTTTAAATCCTCTTGTCATTCTCCGTCCTCCACAGGCACAGCAAACTGCCAGTAACGCTCATCAATTGACTTGATTTCTTGTTCGGTAAAATGCACTGTGTGCTTTTTTGTATTTGATAAAAATCCGACAAAATCCACTTCATCTGTTTCTTTATCAATTCTCAAAAAGTCAAACCCATTAGTTAATTGCGATGCATCATCATCCCAATAAACAATTGGCATTTTGACCTCGAACATCTGCGGTTTTTCGACTGTGTAGCCGTCTAGCCATGCACGCATATAATCTTCTTGGTGTTCAGAAATCCAAAATACAATATTTTGTAGTTTTTCTTCTGTAAAGCCAGTTTCTCCGTATGTTTCTGGATTTTTTAGTGGTTTAAGGCCTTTAGTTTTTAATATTTCTATCCACTCAGCAACAAACTCAGGCACGACTGGCAGGGCTTGCTGTTGGAGTTGGGGAGTAAGATTTGCTATTTCTTTTTCAATGTACTCTTTTTCAGCAACTTTCATCCTAACGCCATATTGAGCGGTGGTCAAAATGCTTACATCCTTAAGCTCATCTTTTGTTAAATGCTCTAAATTTTGGTTAATTTTTTCAATATAATCTTTTCTAGCCATTTTTCTTCTCATTTCTCATATCACAATATTTTTGCGCTGCTTCTCGAGTTTCAAAAGTTCTGCGTGTTCCGTTGACGTTACTACGTCTTACAGCTCCAAATCTACCGTTTAATTCTGCTTGGACGACCCATTCCTTAGTCATTTTTCGTGTCCTCCAATACAGCGATTAGTTCTCTAGTATTGTCTATTTCAAGAATCTTAACTTTACGATATAGGAATACTGGGCTAAATACTTCAACATTCTCGCCATAATTAAATTGAATTAAAGTATTCCCGATAGTATCTTTTAAAATCACTGAAGTGTGTTCCGCAATTGTTTTTAGTAAACTTTCAACTGTCATTTCCCACCTCACTTCGTCGCGTTGACAGCGTCATCTGATAAATCTTTAGTCTGTTGTGCATCAGTTACAGCTTGTGATAGCTCGTCAGTCTTTTGTTGAGCGGCAGTTAGCTTTGCGTTTAAATCACTAATCTGTTGCACCATGCTCACCTTATCTTGGTTCGCTTGACTCAATTGTCTAGCGACTTCTTCTTTTTGCTGATTGAGTGCGTTCAGTTGATTTTGATAGCTAGCAGCTTGATTTTGCAAGTTTGAGTTATCTTGATTGATTTGGTCTTTCAACTGGTTGATTCGGTTGTTCAATTGATTCAGTTGGTCTGCATATTGCTGTGAGCTATTATTAGCCTGTTTAAGCTGCTCGTTTCGGTCTAGCAAGCGTTGTTTCAAGATAGAGATATTCTGTTGCACAGCGACCATATTTTGATGTCCTGCCCACGCATTAGCTGCATAAGCTCCAAAAGTTGCTGAACCAAAGATTCCTGCTGCGACTACTGCTGTTGTGATTAATTTTTTATTCATTGTTTGTTTTTCCTTTAATTAGTTGTTCTTTGTAATTTGCGTCTCATTCGTTGTTTTTCTCTCATCTCTTTCGATATTTCGAGTGATAAGATAAAATCATCAACTTCTCTAATATCATGCAAACTTGTTGGGAGTACACAGAAAGTTGTAATTAATTCGTATAAGACATCATCACTAAGAATATTTTTGAGCTTAACCATTTTAATGGATGATGGAATTTTATGCCTGTCTTTTCTAACTTTTAAATATCCTGGTCTAAAACATAATTCATTGTTTAATTGAGTCAAGCTCATATTGTTCTCTTTGAGATATTTATCAATTAAATTCCAAAATTCTAATGCTTTCATTTATGACTATTAAATCCTTTCTAAGCGCTCTTAGATTGTTCGTGATAAATTATCCATGAAATGGTTTAAGCGCTCAATGTAACCGTAATTTTCATGATTAAATGCTATTCTGTCAGTTCTTTCACTACTAACTCAACTTTCCACATCTTTGTATCTCCAGAAAGCCCGCCATGCTCAAAACTTGTTCTGCGAATAATATTTTTATTATCATCACTCCATATTCCAGCATCCGTCAATCCATCTATAATCGCCTTTGAAGTTGGCGAATAGTTTGGTGGATCATAACTATAATTTTTAGGAGGATATAGCACAACAAATACATCGCAACGGTGTTTCTCATGGAATTGCTCAAATACTTCGTCTGACTGGTCTAGCCATTCATGAGCTGTTCGACATGCAATCCGTCTCAAACGCTGTTTAGTGTTGTTGGCAGCGATTCTTGAACCATAAGTTGTTCCTTTGTTATCATTCTCATTTATCATTTCTTTTCTGAGAAAGTTAAATTCAAATTTCATATATTGACCTTTTTAAACGATTTTTATTTTTTCGTACTCGTCCTCAACACGTTTTCCATGTTCCATGTGCCAAGGTAAGATGCGTTTTGACACTTCTGCAACACTCAAACTAGTTAATGATGAAATAAACATCCATGGGCTTATCAGTAATCCATTTTCTTTTGCCCATTTAAGCCATCTGTCATAATGGTCTGGAGTAAGCCCATCACATACTCTGCTAGCCAGTTCAAGATAATAATCTTTGAGTTCAGGCATTACGTAACCCTATTTCTCCAACTAGCTTGTACATTTCGTTTTGAGTCATTCCAGTTGTATCAACACCAGCTTTTATTAATCTGCCCTCATCAGTCCATTCAGGAGCTTTTTTGACTGGCTTTTGCTGCTGGAATCCCTTTTGGTTATTCTGAGATTTATTTTGAAAGCTCACTTCCTCGGCTTTTGCTTGCTCAAGTGTTTTTATTCCTTTGTTATTCCAAGATTTAAGGATGCCTTGTGCATATCCGTATTCTCGTTGTCTTTTTACTGCTCGTTTGACTGCTTCAATAATTAGCTCAAGGCCATAATCTTCTAAATCAGCTTTCAAATCATCATAAAGAATTGGTTTTACTATTCCAAAGTTTTCTTGATAAAGTTCAATTAAGTATTGAAAATCAGTTTTCTCATTTAACGATTCGTTAGGCGATTCGCTATACGATTCGTTCGAAAAATTAAAAGAGTCGTAGTTGTTGCTGTTATGCTGTTTTAACGAATCGTGGTACGAATCGTCCACCGAATCGGTATTAGCATTAGCATCAGCATTAACATTAGTATTAGCATTCTTTTCTTTTGCTTCTTTTCTTTTAAAAATTTCTTTTTCAAATGAACTTTTAATAAGTTCATCAAACTTTCTATCTGAAATAGACCACCAATCCAACATATTTTTATAAACGCTCTCAATTAAATCAGAATTTTTTACTGCATTTAATTCCCTATTAATCATATCTTCAACAGGCTTTCCACCTTTTGAGATAGTATATTTTAAAGAATTCAAAACAGCGATTTCTTGAGTTTTTGCATCATACACAATATTTTTGTAAGTTTTATCAAATCTTTCAATTAGTGTCAGAACGCTTTCTTTTGAGTAACCGATGTCAAAAGCAATTATTTTAATTGGCAATGGATATATTCCTATTGCCGTTGTTTTGGGATTTGTCAGCAAATAAAGCATGAAATATTTATCTTCGGGAGAATAATTATCAATGACTTTTTCATCAGTCCAAAAACTTGTTTCAATGATTCTTTTACTCATTTTCCCTCCTTTCCGTCATTTTTTATTTCAATCAATATCATTAAACAGCTCTACTGCTGTATCGTAATCACAATCATATTTTTCCATGATTCGTTTTATCATGTATTCGTCATAGACCATCTTGACCTCCTACCGCAAAAGCGGGAGCAGTTGAAAGCTTGCTCAGGCTGACTAAATACGAGCACTACCCGCCCAAGGTAGTCTTGCT